GTCCTGGACGAGCGCGACGATATCGTAACGATCGAGGTTAAAGGTAAACTCGAGAACAATTTCGATTACGTTACGAACGTCTCCTCGGGTAAACTCCTCCTCGAAAAAGCATTAAAGAAACGGTATAACAATCTTTGTACGGAGTTATTCTTATACTTTTTCGAGAACAAAACCGCGCAACTGGAGATCCCTTTTAACGAACGCGGCGAAAAGGATTCGTAAGTAAATCGACTGTTTTACTTACAATCGCATACGAGAGGGGATCCCGATCGGAACGTGTACCTCGAAAAACTGAAAGCAAAAAAGCGATTTAACTTACAATATGAAAAGAACAGAAGTTAAGAAAATCGATATCTTTTACCTGGTCCTCGTCGTCCTGGTAGAAATAACCCTGGTCGCGACAATTATCGCAGTCAACAACGCGGAGCAATCCCGCGGCCCTTATCACGTAATCGATACCGAAACCGTATCGACCGTAACCCGTTCCCCTTTACAATAATCGGGGAAAATTATATACAGAAAAGAAGTAAAATTATATAGTATGAGGGCGTTACTTGCTTGCGAAAAGACACAAGCGGTATGTAAGGAGTTTAGATTTCTCGGGGTTGAAGCGTATAGTTGCGATATTGAGGACAGTACGGGAGGGTTCCCCAAATGGCATATAAAGGGCGACGTTCTCGATTATCTGTTTGACAACTGGGATATTATGATCGGGTTCCCTCCCTGTACTCACTTAGCGATAAGCGGGTCCAAACATTTTAAAAAGAAAATCGCGGACGGGAGGCAACAGGAAGCAATCGACTTTTTTATGAAACTCGTAAACGCTCCGATTCCTCGAATCGCAATAGAGAACCCCGTCGGGATAATGTCGACGAGATATCGCAAACCAGATCAAATAATACAACCGTATTATTTCGGAGATCCCTATCAGAAAACGACTTGCTTATGGTTAAAGAATCTCCCGAAACTCGTACATATTAAGGAACCCGACTTGTTTAATGATACCGTTACCCATACGGACCGCGGGGAGTTTATTGTTACCAAATCGGGAAAGCGTTTACCGAAATGGTATTCAGATGCAAAATCGAATAAGAATTACGGAGAGATAAGATCCCGAACATTCACAGGAATAGCGCGCGCAATGGCTGAACAATGGAACGTACTTTAATATGATCGATCCAACGACATACGCGGAGATCCATTACGGCGCGGCTTATGATTATGCGGACCAGGTCGCGAACAAAGAGATCCTTGCAAATCGTTGGATCCGTCTCGCCGTACGTCGTTTCCGAAAGGACCTTAAGAGAAAGGTATTTACCCAGGATCCCGATCGGGTTAAGCTCGTTTACAAGTTCTTTTCCCTTTTGAACGTTCAGCGTAAAGGGGATTACGAACAATTCCGATTACACCCTTACCAGGCGTTTATTATTCTTAACCTGTTCCTGTTCTATTATCGGAAAACAGGACGCCGTCGGTTTACCTCGATGTTTCTTTTCATTGCACGTAAGAACGGTAAAACAGTTTTCGCCGTCGCCCTTAACCTTTACTTTCTAATCCTGGACGGCGTCGTCGATCCTCAATCCTTATTAGTCGCGAGTACCAGGGAGCAAGCAACGATCGCGCTCGATTACGCAAAAGGGATCCTTAACAACTCCCCCGCGATACAATCCCGCCTCCGCCCGATGCAATACGAGATCCGCTTTAAGGACCGCTCCTCGATCGGGTTTATGAAACCAGTACCCGCGATCGATCCCTCGCGGCTCGATGGATACTCCCCCTCCTCCGCTATCCTCGACGAGGTCCACGCGTACCAGGACGCGAAGCGTTACGAGGTTGTTACCTCGGGACAGGGCGCGCGCCTGGATCCCATTACCTTAATGATTTCGACAGCGGGAACCCTGGTCGATTCCTTTTGTAATACAATGGTCGAGAATTGTAAAGCGATCCTCCGCGGGGATGCAAAGGACGACAGTATGTTTATCCTCCTGTACTGCCTGGACGAGGACGACGATTACCAGGATCGGGATCTATGGGTAAAAGCAAATCCCAGTATCAGGGAGATTGTTACGATCGAGTACCTGGAACAGGAGTACCAAAAGACGATTAATATCCCGTCGCTCCTCCCGAACTTTTTAACCAAACACCTGAATATATTTACGGGCGGATCCGAGGTTTGGATAGCGGAGGAGAAATTACAACGCGCGAACGTTCCGTACTTTGTAAAGAGAGTCGAGAAACAAGATATATACCTCGGTCTGGATCTCTCGAGTACCCGAGATCTTACCTCCCTGGTCGGGGTCCTGGAGGAGGATAATATATTCGACGCGATCCCCTGGTTCTGGCTCCCGAATAATTCCGAGATGCTATTCCGCAAGGGAGGAGTAAACCTTATGAGCTGGATACGCGACGGATATATTTACCATTGCCAAACCGAGACGATCGATTACGACCTTATATACGATCAGATCGTTCAGATCGACCAGGAGTATAATATCGTCGCGCTCGGGTACGACCCGTATAATTCGGATCTCATATTGCCGCGCCTGGTCGACTATGGGATTAATACTTACAAGTTCCCGCAAACCGCTCCCGCGTTTAACTTTCCGCTTAAGTACCTCGAGAAAATGATACTCGAAAAGCAAATGAGTTTCGGGGAGGATCCCGTTCTCCTTTGGAACTTTCGGAACGTCGTTTTGTATATCGACGGGAATAACAATATTAAGATTATGAAAAACAAATCGAGGGACTCAGTCGACGGCGCGGTATCTCTCGGGATGGCCCTCGGGGGATGGCTCGCGTATAACCTGGATCCCGAGAGGGCGAATATTGCCGCGTATATTGCCGCGCAACAAACCGACGAGTAAGAAACGTCGATTGTCTTTATATTTAAAACATTCTTAAAATGGGATTCCTGAGTAACTTATCGAGCGCGTTTAATATATTGATCGGGCGAGAGGAGCAAATAAACGAGTCTATTGCGAACCTCCTCGCGGGATCCGCGCCTCGTTACTCCTCCGATCAATCGGGGAATATTGCGACGGTCCATACTTGCGTAAAGATTCTCGCGGAGACAATGGGACGACTCCCCCTCGGAGTAATGATCCAGGACCCCGAGAAAGGTAAACTTAAGGATAAGGATCATTATTTGTACGACCTGGTACATTACAACCCGAACCCCTGGACCTCCTCGCAAGTATTTATCTCGACCCTGGAGACGATACGGAATTACAAAGGAAACTCATACGTCCGTATTCACAGGGACGGCGGAGACTCGGGACGCCCTGTCATGTTTACCCTTATCGACCCCGCCCTGGTCGCGGGACACGTACTCAAAAAAAACGAACTCTTTTATAAGATCCGCTCCGAGAACGATCCCGAGAAAATCGATACGGTACACTCGCAAAACATACTACATTTTAAGCACGTATCGCGAAACGGTATTTACGGGATCAATCCGATCGAGGCCCTGAGACTGAACCTCTCGACAACATGGGAGGGACTCAATACGATTAACCAGTATTATATTAACAACGGGGTAAACCCCAAAGCGTTAAAGAGTACGGTATCGGGTGCTAATCAAAAAGCAATACTCGAGGCCCTGGAGACTCTCAAAAAACAAATGCAAGAGAGTAAGAACGCGGGAGAGATTATACCCCTCCCCCCGAATACTGAGATCCAGGAATTACAAATGAACGCGGTCGACGCGGTATTCCTTACTATGATCGAGACGAACGCGAAGCAAATCGCGGCAATGTACGGACTTAACCCTTTAATGGTCGGGGATACGAGCTCGTCCCGTTACAACTCGATCGAGGCGTCGCAAATCGCTTTAAAGGTAAATACGGTCTCGTCCATTGCGCGGATGTACCGACAGGAGTTCGAATACAAATGTCTTACCGCGGACGAGCGGAAAAAGAAAAACAACTCGATCGAGTTTAACTTAATGGCCTTGATCGAGACCGACCATAAAACACGCCTCGAGGGATATCGGATCCTTGCTAATTTAGGAGCAATTAAACCGAATACAATCGCAATGCTCGAGGGCCTGGAGACGTACCCAGGAGGAGACGACCATTATATACAAACAAATATGATGAGCGTCGAACACTATAACAAAAAGCAAAAAACAGAGAAACCAAAAAACGGGAACAATGAGTAAGAAAGAATCGACCCCCGAAAGGAGACAATTACACCAACTCCCCGACGAGCGGTACGCCGTTCGCGCGGAAAAAGATAACGACGGTAACCGATATTTTGTCGGGTACGCCGCGGTATTTAATGTTCGATCGAAACTTATATGGGACTGGGACCGCGTCTTTTATGAGATCATTAAACCCGAGGCGTTCGATACGGTCCTTGCAAGGGAGGGACTCGACGTTCCCCTGGTAATGAACCACGTTCCGCATGTATCGATTGCGAGAACGATATCGGGGAACCTTACCCTCGAGACCGACGAGACGGGATTAAAGATCCGCGCCCTGGTTCCCGATACAACCCTCGGGAACGATACGTACGAAATGATCGAGAGAGGAGATTATACCGATATGTCGTTCCGTTTCCGAATGGAGGAGAGCGGGTCGAAATGGTATAAGGATAACGAGGGTAATTTAATACATGAAGTACGCGACGTCCTGGATCTCCTGGACGTTTCAATACTCGCGTTTCATGGTGCTTATGGAGAAACGGTAATCGATACCGAGGTAGCTAATCGGATGTACGACGAATTGATACGGGAGGATAGCGGCTCCGACGACGAGGACGCGGGGGATAACCCCGACAACCCCGACGACGGAAAACCGGAACCGACCCCCGAGGAGATCACGGAAGCCGAAGCCGCAACCGCCGCGGACCTGGACGAGGCCGAAATGGACCTCGAATTGAAACAGGCCGAATACGGTATCGAACCGACAGATACACAAACAAAAACAGAAGAAAATGAAAAAACTGAATGATCTATTGATCGACCGCTCGACAAAGATCGGGCGAATGTCCGAGATTCTGGAGACCGCAAGGTCCGAAAAACGGGAGAGAACAGAGGACGAAAAATCCGAATGGCAACGCCTGGACGGTGAAGTAAAAGAACACTCCGACGAGATTAAAACTCTCGAAAGGCAAGCGGAGTTAGATCGCGAGGAGGCCGCGCGCAAACCTCTCGAGAAACCCGAGGCGGACGTTCTGAGGAATTACGATTTCTCAAAGGCTATTATGGCTCTGGGTAACCGTCAAGGTATCGAGGGACTGGAGGCAGAAATGCACCAGGAAGCGAGGAGAGAGGTCGGTCCCGCCGTTAACCTCTCGGGTAACCTTTACGTCCCGAAATTCATTTGCGACCGTATGTATATGACCGCCGCGCAACGTGCGAACGAGGAGACCAAAACGACAGGACTCGCCGCGGGACATATCCCCCTTGCCGTCGGAGATCCCTCGTTTGTAGTTCCGAAACCTCTATACCGCGAAATGGGAGCGACTGTTTACGAGAACCTCGGAACGGGTAAACTGGATCTTCCTTTCTCTCAGGGTCACACAGCGGACCAGGTAGCGGAAGCGGGAACCGCGGTACAGTCCGTACCGACTGACACGAAAGGAACCCTCTCCGCGAGTCGTTTCCAGGGGTGGCAGAATTATACAATGGAGTACCTTGCCGAGTCCGCCGTAATGAACCAGGTATTCGCGGACAAACTTATGGCAATCGACCGAGGTATCGGTAAAGCCCTTGCACTGGACGCCGTCGCCGTTAATGTTATGACGGGGTACGCGACCACGGATACGAAAGCGGCCCTTACTTATGCGATCGTACTTTCTATGATCTCCGAGATTGAAAGCGACAGTTTCGTATCCGAGGGGTTCGTAATGAGTAAAGGCGTATTTTATAAGCTGGCACAAACCGTTGTCGGGACCGATCAAGCAATGGTCCTTAATTTCCTCGAAGGAAACAACCGAGGTAAGATCTCGGGAATTAACTCCGCGGGAACCGCTTTCCTCCCCGTACATGATACCGACAAGTACGATATTATTTACGGAGACTGGAAAGAGGGATACGTCGGACTTTGGGGAGGCGCGCAAATCCTCGTCGACCCGTTCAGTAATTCCGACGACGGTTATACCAAACTTACGTTTTATCGTATGGGAGCGGTCGACAGTAACCCGTACGCGTTCGCAAGTATCCGAAACGTGGACATAGCGTAACCCTCTTAACTAAAAGAAAGGAGTTCTTTTTTATAGTTGGTTTTAGTTAGTAAATAAGGAAAGGGGGATTATCCCTCGCGCATGGGGACCCCCTTTCTTTTAAAACAAAAAGCATGAACGCAAAAAAATCGTTAATTATCTGGATTGTATATATCGTCGTATTTGTCGGTATATTCCTCGCCTTTATCAAAGGAACAAACCAGGAGGGTTTACTTAAACTCGCCTGGATGGGAGGAGCAATCGTCGCCGCAATCCTGGCTATTTTCATAGCCGTACGACTGAACAGGGCGAAACGTTAAGAACCTTTTAAGTTTAAAGAGATGATCGCGAAAACGAAATCGATTTACCATTTAGCACTCGAGGAGGCTAAAGAACATTGCCGCCTCCGCGACGAGTTCGTTAATGACGACGAACAAATTAAGCGGATTATAAAAGCCGCGGTCGAGTTTGTCGAGGGGGATATCGAAAAGGATATCGCTTATACGGCGAACGTGCTTACTCGTAACGAATGGAGCGGATCAGAAATCCGCGTTAACGAGGGGAATATGGTATCGATCTCCTCCATTACGACGACCGAGGACGGCGAATCTCCCGTTACTCTCTCGGATTATACGACGTATGTATATCGCGATTACTTTAAAGTCGACCTCGATAGCTCGGTCGATACGGATCTCTTAACGGTAAACTTTATAACAGGGTACGCCGCGGATGCGATTCCCTGGGATCTCCGCCAAGCCTGTTTAATCAAAGTCTCGGACTTTTACGACGTCGATCGTTCCTCGTCTCGGTTCGTATCGATCAAAGATACCCAGGCGTACGATCGAATCGTCGCCAAATACAAGGCGTATTATTTTGATTATCAAAGGGAGGCGTAAATGTTAGCGGCGGAGTTAAATAGGTGGATTACGATCGAGAAAGCGACCAGGGCAAAGGACGCCACAATCGGACACCCGAAGGATACGTACGCAACTCTGTATAGTACATGGGCGGGGGTATCATACGGAGCGGGTTCGTTTAATAAGGATAACGCAGGGAGTAACGTACGGGTCGACGCCGCGTTTACAATTCGGTACGACGAGGACGTTAATTACAAATGTCGGATCCTTTACGAGGAGCAATATTATGAGTTCGATCATATCGAGATAATCGGACGTAACGAGGGAATGAGAATTAAGACAATCTTATTTACTGAGGAGGCTTAATTATGTCAAAGGGAATAGGACCATTAGGAACAGGATCCTTACCGACTGAGGATATTGTCGGAGCGGACGAGATAATCGCGGCCCTGGATAACCTGGCTCCGAAACTCTCCCGTAAAATCCTGTTCGATGCACATAAAAGCGTCCTGGCTAAAACGGTCCGCCCCGATCTTAAATCGGTCCTTAACTCCTTTTCCCGCGCCTCCAGGACCTCGGTATCGATTCGCAAGGCGAAGGGAACCGACTCGGGCGCGTATATCGGTATAACAACGAAAGCGTTTTGGCTCCGTTTCGTGAACTATGGTACAAAGGATCGTAAGACCAAGCAAGCGAAGATCGAACGAATTAAGTCAAAACGATACCATACCGTCGGGCGGTTCGGTCGCCGTGAGGCCGCAAACCGCGGACGGGTCCAGGGGGACAAGTCGATCTCCTCCGCCCTGGATAGCAGGGTAAACGCGGTACTTAAGGAGGTCCAGGAGAACTATTCGGATCTCATTTACGAGGCTCTTAATAAAGAGATGCAAAGGGTTAAAAAGAAATTCGCAAAGTTATGAGTTTTGCAACCGTAATAAATACGCTTTTACAATCGGACGCGACTTTGAACGCGGCCCTCCTGGACGCGGATAGCGGGGAGACCAATATATACGCGTACCATTTACCCGACAACCTGGACGTAAGTAAAACCGCGATTGTCTTTACTTACAAAAAGGACGAGGGGGTCGACGTCCTGGAGGAAAAAAACGTTCTTGAAATATATACCCTTTACCTGGTTATCGTTGCGGGAGATCCCGCAGATACCGAATCGACCGCGGCCCTGGTACATTCGTTTGTCGATACGTACTCGGATTCGAACCTCCTCGATATAACATACGAGGACGAGGTTAACGGACAGAACGACGAAAGGGACAGGTACTTTAAAAGTTTGGAATTTGTAATCTGGTATCAATCTTAAAATAAACTACAATGGCAACAGACGTAATTCTCGGTAAAGCAATGACGTTAACGTACGATTCGAAAGTGATCGCACGTTGTACCGATTTCACCCTGGAAGTAAACAAAGAACCGATCGATATTACGACCCTCCAGTCGAGCGGGTGGAAGGAAAAGAAAGTCGACCTTAAGGAATGGTCGGTCTCCTTTAACGGACTCGTTACCCGCGGCGCGGACGGAACTTACTCGGTATACGACGAGTTACTCGCGGATATCCTGGGAACCGATACCGCGATTACGATATCGATCGACGATACCGACGGATCGGGTACGATCGCGGTCGGAGGAGACGTATTCTTAACCTCCCTCTCGACGGGCGTAACCGTCGGAGATAAGGTTACCTATTCGGGAACCCTGGAGGGAACGGGCGCGCTCGCGTAATCGAATCTCAGGCGTATGATCGGATTCGCAACCGATACCCCCTTTCCTTTGGATCCAGGAGAGGGGGTTACATATATAACCAAATGTCAACAACATGATAAAGCACGTAACGTACAACGGAGTCGAGGTCCCGTACTCGATAGGGTATTACGCCCTTAAACGCTTCAAAGGCGAAACGGGAAAAGATTTCGAAAAGACCCCCGACGACGATCTCGAGGCCCTCGAGATTATTGCCTGGTACGCAATCGAGGCGGGTTGTAAAATGGAAAAGATCGAGAACCCAGTCGATCGGAACGATATCGAGATGTTCTTAAACGAATGTATGAACGAGTTTAACGAATCGATACCCGATTTTTTCCAGACCCCCCCGAAGAAGAAAGCGACCAGGACACCCGCGAAACGCCCGACGGGGGCGGGCAAAAACACAACCCCAAAAAGTCCCAGGAAAAACAAATCGTAACCGCGACGATCGAGGAGATCGAAGGGGAGGCCGTTGCGCTCCTCGGGTACACTCCCGAACGGTTCGACTTTACGACTCCGCGATATCTCTTTTACGCGTTCAAAGGAATAGCAAAGGAGAGGGATCGAGTATTCCGTTCCCGTTGCGAACTTACGCGGATGCAAACCCTTATCCTCGTCAATAACGGACGGTCTGAAAAAGATATGATAAAGGACCCGCGGCGTATTTGGCCCTTTGAATGGGAGGACGAGATCGAGGAGGACGAGGTATATATCCCGACGGCGGACGAATGGGAGGAACTCGATAGCAAGTACGCGAATAAGAAAAAGTAATCGTTTACCGATTGTCTTTATAATTAAAATACGAACGTATGGCCTCCTCCATTTTAACCGACCTAGCGATACGCTTACACGCCAAAACCGCGGAACTGAACAAAGGACTCTCCCGCGCGAAAGGGCAAATCCGAGACTTTAAAAGCAATGCCAAAAAAGGAACGACCGAGATCCGAAAGGGATTCGCGGAAATGGGTAACGGCGCGCGGCAATCCCTCGGGTTAATGACGTCTCAATTCGGAATGATGGGAACAGTCCTTACCCGAGCAATCGGAGGGGTAAAGGGGTTAACGCTCGGTATGAAAGGACTCAAAGCGGTACTTATATCGACGGGGATCGGAGCTATATTTGTCGCGATCGGAACGGCGGTCGCGGCCCTTATGACTTACTTTAAAGGGACGATCGACGGCGCGCGAAAGTTCGCCGCGATATCGGGAACCCTTAAGGGAATAATGACTGCTTTAAAAGAGATCCTTATTAACGTCGGTCGGTTCTTGGTTAAGATGTTCGAAGATCCGAAACAAGCAATCGCGGATCTATGGGAGGCAATTAAACAGAACCTCGTAAACCGTTTCCAGGGGTTGTTAACGTTCTTTAAATCGGGATGGTCAGCAATCGCGAACGGAGCGAAGGGGGTCGGAGCCGCGGTCGCGGGGATCTTCAATAAGGAGAAAAAAGACCAGGCACATGAATACTTTTTGCAGATGCAAAAAGATATGGTCGATACGGGTAAAGCCGCGGTCCAAATGGCGACGGGGTTCGACGTCGAAAAAGGTATCGGGAAAGCTCGCGAGGAAATGGATAAGATAAAGGAAACCGCGGGTAAAGCCGCGGCCCTCGAACAACGTAAACATGATCTTTACGCGGCGAATACAAAGTTTCTGGTACGCGAGGCGGAGTTAGTCGAGGAGATCGCGCGCCTTACCGACATATCCTCCGATAAGGAACTGGAGATCTCGGAGAGTTTGAAAGGAACACTCGACGCGATCGCGGTAACCAAAGATCTTTACGCGGGACGCATTGCACTCGCGGAGGAGGCGTTACGGATCCAGGAGGCGGAAATGGCTCTCGGGTCGAATAGTCTCGAGGACGAGCGCAAAAAGGCCGAACTCCAGGTTACGTTAAACGCTCTCCGTAAAGAGGAGTACGATAAGATCCGCGAACTCAAAAACCGTAAAGAGGAAATAGACGCGAGAGCGAACGCCATCGAAGTAAAAGCGGAAGCCGAAAAGCAAGCCAAGTTAAAAGCCGAAAGGGACAAAGCCGCCGCCGCGGAGAAAGCGCGCCTCGACTCGATCGAGGCGTATCGCGTCCAGGTCCTCGGTCAATCCCTGGAGGGGCAATTAGCATTACTTACCGAACAGTACGACGCGCGAAGGATAGCGGATAAAGAATACTGGAGCGAATACGAACGACTCCGCGACGAGATAATCGAGAGAGACAAAGCCGCGGCGGAGGAGGAGAGGCAACGGGCCGCGGATCTATGGGACGCCAAACTCGAAAAGGCGACTCAATATATCGACTCGGTCGGATATGGTATCGATATCCTGGGACAGATGTTCGAAGCTCAGAAGCAAAAAGAACTTAAGGCCGCGGGGGACAATGCCAAAAAGAAAGAGGAGATCGAAAAGAAGTACGCGAAAAAGCAAAAGAAAATCGCGATCGCGCAAGCGATAATCGGAGCGGCCCTCGCCGTTGTTAACGCCCTGCAAACACAACCCTTCCCTTTGGGACTAGTCATGGCGGGACTGGCAATCGCGATGGGAGGAGGGCAGATCGGGTCCATTGCCTCGACGCCCCTCGCAAAAGGAGGTATCGCATACGGCCCGACTAACGCCCTGGTCGGGGAGTACGCGGGAGCGGCAAATAACCCCGAGGTAATCGCGCCTCTCGATAAGTTACCTGGTCTCCCGGCTA